CGCTGCCACGTTGCAGTATACTACCAACGCTAGGAGATAAGTATGGGTACAGGTTACACTCGTAATGATACCGCCAATAACATTGCAGACGGGAACGTAATCAACGCCTCTGACCTTGATGGCGAGTTTGATGCAATTCAGGCGGCGTTTAACGCAACAACAGGTCACAGTCACGATGGCACAACAGGTGAAGGTCCACAAATCGGCACAGGCGGTATTGCTGACAGTGCTGTCACTACGGCAAAGATTAATAATGACGCAGTAACACTTGGAACAAAAACATCAGGTAACTATGTCGCTACTGGTGCAGTAAGCGGTGTAGGTCTATCTGGTTCAGCCAGTGCTGAAGGCGCAACATTCACAGTCACATCAAATGCCACCTCTGCAAACACGGGAAGCACAATTGTTGCCCGTGATGCAAGTGGCAATTTTTCTGCTGGCACTATTACAGCAACGCTTTCAGGTAATGCTACCACTGCTACCACAGCAAGTGGGGTAACGGCAAACTCTGTTGCTCTTGGTACGGATACAACAGGAAACTATGTAGGCACTATTACAGGTGGAACTGGCATTGACTCTACTGGTGCTACATCTGGTGAAGGCGTTGCACATACACTTAACCTTGATTTAAATGAACTCGCAACATCCACAACAAATACTGATGGTGATTATTTTGTAGTTGTAGATAGTGCTGACGGTTCACAACACAAGTTGACTAAAGCCAATATTGCAATCTCTGGTTTCAACAACGATGCTGGTTTCTCAACCACAACCGGAACTGTGACAAGTGTTGCTACAGGAACAGGACTAACTGGTGGCACCATTACAAGCAGTGGTACCCTTTCACTAGCAACAGCTGGTGCTGGTGCTGGAACTTACGGTTCAACTTCTAACAACACTAAGATTGATACGATTACACTTGACGCTTATGGACGAGTAACCGCCGTTGCAACAGGTGGTACAGGTGATATTGATGGTGTTACTGCTGGAACTGGCATTTCTGGAGGTGGCACATCTGGTACTGTTACTGTTAATCTTGATGTTAATGGTTTGACCACAGCTACTCCTGTTTCTACCGATACAATTGCTTTTTATGACGTTTCGGGTGGTGCTGTTCGCAAAGCGACAATAGCTAATGCGGCGTTGGTTGGTCCTACAGGGCCAACTGGACCGACTGGACCGACTGGCCCTAGTGGTTCTGATGGTGCTGCTGGTCCTACTGGACCTACAGGTCCGACCGGCCCGACTGGACCCCAAGGACCAGACTTTCCTTCGGGTACAATCATGCTGTTCCAACAGACATCTGCGCCAACAGGATGGACAAAGATAACAACCCACAACGACAAAGCATTGAGGGTTGTATCTGGCACTGTTGGTAGCGGCGGTTCGAGTGGTTTTACAACTGCTCTTGGAACGCCATCACTATCAGGCTCAACAGGCAGTACAACACTCTCAACCGCACAGCTTGCATCCCACACTCACGGTGCAGGATCTTACAAAGCGCAGCTTCGTCATACAGGGGGTGGCACTGGCGGCGCTAATCTGAATCAAGGTGTAGGCTCAACATTGCTTCTTAATATGCAGGGATCGAGTGGTTCCGCTGGTAGCGGCGATTCTCACAACCACACAATGTCTGGAACAGCTTCAATTAACGTACAATATGTCGATGTCATTTTCGCATCGAGAAACTAAAGGAGTAAATCATGGCAAGATACACAATAATCGCGGATGACGGCTTTATCTCTAAGGATGGCGTGGGCTACCTTGACCTAACACTCAGCTGGCTACCAGACGACATCCTCGCCGTGCAAGCAGCTGTAGATGGATCAGCCGACCTTGAGAAAGGCGTCAGGTCCACGCGGACAATCACAGCCAATGAACTTGTTGAGGACGTCACCACATTGAGTTGGTGGTCGAATGTCGATGCCACATGGCAAGCGGCCTATGACGCCGAGCAAGCAGAAATTGCAGCCGAGCAAGCGGCTAAAGAAGCTGAGAGTGAGGCTTGATGAAACTAGAAGTCAAGGATAACTGCCCTTTGAATGGCTTTGAGTCATGCAAGAAATTTGATTGTGCTTGGTTCATACAAATCAGAGGCACTGACCCAAACACTGGTGATGAGGTTGACGACTGGGGCTGCTCTATGGCTTGGATGCCGATGTTGATGATCGAGAACGCGCAACAATCGCGTCAGACAGGCGCAGCCGTAGAAAGTTTCCGCAACGAGATGGTCAAATCCAACGACCTCAACCGCGACATTTTGATTGCTCAAGCTAAACATGATAAAGACATCGTGCTTATCACTGGAGATTAGACCATGCGTGATCTTTATCAACTCTGGTCGTCTGCGCTTACTCAGCAGCAGATAGATGACATTACGAAGGCAGCTGAAGCCCAACCGCCTCAAGCGGCTAAAGTGTTTTCATCGAACGACACCAAAAAAGAGGTCCGCAGTAGCATCGTTCGATGGGTGCCGGACCAGTGGGTGAGAGACTTGCTTTGGGAATATACCAAGGTAGCGAACATTAATGCTTTCGGTGTGAATGTTGAAAATCACGCTGAGGTTCAGTTCACGGAGTATCACGCTAACGAGGGCGGTCACTACGACTGGCATCACGATATCAACTGGAACGGCCAGACCAACTCCGATAGGAAACTGTCGATCACGGTCCAACTCAGTGATCCATCCGATTACGAGGGCGGTGACTTTGAGTTTGACGAGGTTAGCAACACAGCCGACTTCAAATCAAAAGGCACTGTTTTGGTCTTCCCAAGCTACCTTAGACACAGGGTTCTGCCAGTAACCTCCGGCACACGCAAATCACTTGTCGCTTGGTTCTTTGGGCCACGCTGGAGGTAATCATGGAAATGACCAGCCTCATTGATATGTTACTTGGCCTTGTTGTGGCAGGTGTTGCGTGGTTCTTGGCTGAACAAAACAAAGAACAGAAGCGAATAAACATCCTTGTGAACAAGACACGTGAAGAGTACGCAACCAAATTTGAATTACGTGATGATATGAGGCAGGTCATGGATGCATTGCATCGTGTTGAAGATAAGCTAGATAAAGTATTGAGTAGGGATTAAATATGGCAATGTTCAAAGCATTTAAACCTAGTGGCATGGAGAAGATTGCACGTGCCATGGGTTATCAAGGTAATATGCAAGGCTTCCAAGACTATCTTGCCCAAGACCCTATGAAACAACAGCAGATGCAGACATATCAACAGAAGGCTATGCAGATGGCTAAAGGTGGTGTAGTGAAGATGCAGCAAGGTGGTATCATGCAAGCCCCCGGTTCAATTCCACAAAATACATTTACACCACGTGGCGGTGGAAATGAAGAAGTGAACCCTTTCAGGCGTGGTCAGTTTGCACCAATACCCGGAAGTGAGGTAGGTCAGCCACTAAACTTAAGCGGAATAGACACTTCTTTGAGGCAGCCTAGTTTACAGCCAGCAGTTGGTACTGTAGCACCGGGTGCGCCGAATGTAACGAGTGGTCGTTATATTGACCCACGTGGATTGCCCGATGCTGTACGCATTCAACCCCGCACACAACCTGCTGCAAACACTGGTAGTGTAGCACAGGGTGTGTCTAATTTTACCCCAGCAGTTAACGTGGGTGGACTGCAAGCGCAACGACCCTTTGATTTAAGTTCGTATACTCCTGAATTTATTCCTGACACATCTAAAGTAAAACCTGAAGACCAACTGCGCAGAGAGTATGAACAGGCACGTGCAAATGCAAAAGCACAGCGTGATGCAGGGTTTATGGGTAGAATAATGCTTCCCGGTGAAATGTCTTATGAAAACTGGAAGCAAGGAAATCAGTATGAATTGATGCGCAATCCAAATTTTATGCCACCTGACCTTGACCCTAACCGACCATTTACAGGTCAACCACCCGTTGACTTAAATACGACAGGCACGACACAGATAGTCCAACCTCCTGTACCTACTGCATCAACAGACCCACAAACACAACTCCCACAACAGGCTGTGCCTACCTTTACAATGCCTGAACCCACTACAACAACCACTACGCAATATCAAACAGAAGATGGTACAGTATATGCAAGTGAAGCAGATGTTCCAGAGGGTGTAACAACAACTCCTATTGAGGTTACTGAAACAAAGCAACCACAGATTGGTGACATCATGGCACAACAAGCATTTACGCCAGGTTTGCCAACGGGTGGGGCTGTCGCACCTGTAGGAACTGTAGCAACGCCTGACCAAATGGTGGACCCAACTACTGGACAAGTGACTGGCACGATGGCTGTACCAACTGCTATGGCAACGACAGCACAAGCCACTGCACCACAGGAAGCACAGGCCGCACAAATACAGGCATCTACTGCCGCACCTGCTGTTGCTTCTGCACTTGATGCTACACAGGCGGCACAAGGTACTGTTGATCCACGTGCTGAAGTAGTGGCTGCACAACAAACAGCAAGCAGTGTAGGCAATGTATCTGCCGCACAAGGTAATGCCACACTTATTGACAATCCTGTACAACGTGAGATTCAGGCAGGTGAACTTATTAGTGGTTCAGCCGATGCACAAAAGGCCGCACAGTTTACTGAGCAGATTCAGGCTGCACAGGCTACACCATCTGACCAAGCAACTGTACAAGGCCAACTGGCAAATCTTACTGCAAACTTTGATGCCAAGAATCCACCTGCATGGGCTGCTGGCGCACTACGTAATGCGACAGCACAAATGGCGGCACGTGGACTTGGCGCAAGTAGCCTCGCGGGTCAAGCAATTGTACAGGCCACGCTTGAGGCTGCTCTGCCTATAGCGCAAGCTGATGCATCTGTTACAGCACAATTTGAAGCACAGAACTTGACAAACCGTCAGCAACGTGCTATGCTTGCAGCGCAACAAAGAGCAGAGTTCATGGGCATGGAGTTCACACAAGACTTCCAAGCACGTGTACAAAATGCGGCAAGGATTAGCGACATTGCTAATATGAACTTTACTGCTGAACAGCAGGTACAGTTAGAGAACAGCCGTATCGCAAATACGATGAACTTGCAAAACCTGTCCAACTCACAGGCAATGGTTATGGCAGAGGCGGCAGCATTAGCCCAACTTGATATGGCAAATCTTAATAATCGCCAGCAAGCGGCGGTACAGAATGCTCAGTCTTTTCTTAACATGGATATGGCAAACTTGTCTAATCGTCAGCAGACTACAATGTTCAAGGCACAACAGCGTATCCAAAGTCTGTTCACAGATCAGGCGGCAGAAAATGCGGCACGGCAGTTTAATGCTACGTCTGAAAATCAAACGAATCAATTCTTTGCAAATCTTAGTTCACAGGTTTCTCAGTTCAATGCCGCACAATCTAATGCGCAATCACAGTTTAATGCAGGTCAGCGGAATACTGTAGAACGCTTTAATGCAGAACTGAATAACCAGCGTGACCAGTTTAATGCACAGAACCAACTTGTAATTGCACAGTCTAATGCACAATGGCGTAGAGAAATTGCTACAGCGAATACTGCCGCTATAAATCGTGCCAACGAGTTGAACGCTACTGCAGCATTGAATATATCAAAGCAGGCCTATGACAACTTGTGGACATACTATGCTGATACAATGGAGTGGGCTTGGACATCTGCTGAAAATGAACTTGATCGTATTAACAGCATGGCTATTGCGCAGTTGAGTGCAGACGCACAAGCCGCAGCAACTAAGGCGGCAAATAAAACGGCAGCAGGTAGTGCAATTGGTGGTTTGATTGGTACACTTGGCAGTGCATTTATTGAGTTTTGTTGGGTAGCACGAGAAGTGTATGGGCCTACAGACATCCGTTGGTTTATCTTCCGCGACTGGATGAAGCACAAAGCACCACGTTGGCTGTATAAACTGTACGTAAAGCATGGTAAGGACTTTGCAGAGTACATCAAAGACAAGCCAAAGATTAAATTTGTGTTGAAACAAATGATGAATTTGGTTGTAAAGAAGCCTAAAACGAGGTATAATTATGCTTAATAATCCAGCCCCTATGTTGTATCACAATATTGATAGGCGTGTAAAAAAAGAAAATGACACAAAAAAACCAAAGCCTGTAATGAGAGGTCTTCTTTCAAAAGCGGAAGACAAAATGCGTATGCCTAAAAACGAGATTACAGAACCTATGGATCGTGTTGTGTCTTATGTTAGCATGATTCGGGAACAAAGGGAGACAGAGGCATAATGGATATTAATAACGAACCAACTCTTGATGCTCCTATTCCTGGTCAGTCTTTGACCCACGAACTTGGCGCACGTCCTTGGCAAACTCCTGCACAATACACTACAGTAGAAGAAGCACTAGATTACTACATTCCTCGTTTTGCAAATGATGAAGTAACAGAACAGCTTATGGATGTTCTGGAGATGGGTGTGCCTGTAACTACACTAGCGAATACTATTCAATTAGGTGGTGTTATGGAAGGCAAGCATAGCGTAGACGTAGGTATGCTGGTCATCCCTGTTCTCATGGAACTGATTATGTACATGGCAGATTCTGAGGGTATTGAATACAATACAGGAATGGAAAAGGATACTGAGGTTCGTGGAACACAGATTGATAAAGCAATTCTTAGGCTTCAAGAGGAAACTGAGGCAGAGTCTGATGAAGAGGTTTCTGCTAAAGATCAAGAAACGACTGATGAAATTATTAATACGTTGAAAGGTGTTGCTACAGAACGTGCTACAGGTTTGATGGGTAGGAGAGGCTAATGAGTTTTCTTATAGGTTTTGCTACAGGTTTTGCTAAGTCAGTTGACGCACAGTTAAAAGAAAGCATTGAACGCACTCGCGACAACATTGACATGGTGTCCAAGTGGCGTTTGAAGAAGGCTGAAGAACGCGAAAAGGAACGGCGCAAAAAGGATCAAGAAATTGAAACTATGATTAAGGACGCAGCCTTTGTAATTGGTGGCGATCAAAACAATGTGGATGCACAGAATATAGCAGCCGCTTTGTACAAAGAACGTGGTTTGTCTGGTTTTACATCTGATATAGAGTTTATGAGAAAACAAGTAGAATCAGGTGTTGGTGTGCGTCCACTAGACTTTATTAATCGTGCTAATAAAGATGCTCCAGAGAATAGATTTAAACTATCAGAGATTGTTCGTAGCTTTTCTGATGCTGAAAGTAGTTATGCCCCGACTGACATGATCTTTCCAAAGGGTACTATTAAACCTAGCGGGATGATTGGTGCAATTGTGCCAGGATTTGATGTGATGGCTGCAGGTGAAACACGTGCTACCCAGCAGATGCAAGAGATGGGAATGGAGGCTGTGCCTACTGCAACATCTCTTTCGTTTACTAAGTATACCTTTGATCGTGAAGGTCTTACTTATCACACAAAGGATACAAATGAAAAACTGTCGTATCTTCGTAATATTATTGTTGATCCTTCGTCTACACCAAGCATGGTGAAAAAGGCGCAGGAACGCGAGGCGGCACTCCTTCAATTAAGTATTGACCAAGGTGATGCTACAAATGCTTTGGCGGCAGCACAGCAAATGTTAGATAGGGCAAAGCCGACAGATGACAATTACACAACTCTTACAGATCAGGTTACAAAATTAAAAGACAGAATTTCTTTGCAGGAAGCTGAACTTGAGGGTGAGGCTGCGGTTCTAAAGGTTCAAGCTACAATCGCTGCTCGTGATGGCACAGATGAGGGTCTAGCGGAATCTTTGAGACTTACTAGGAAAGCAAGAGACATTGAGGCAGGTGGTATAGTAACAACTGAAACAAAACTGTCTGATCTGGAAGAAGACATGCAGCGTAAGAAAGCCCAGTTTGGTGACGCTTACATGGACAGCACTGGACAGTTTGCAGGTAGGGGATACGCAGAAGATAACAAAATGCGTATGGCATATCGCACAGAACTTGCAAACTTCAAAGGCACTACTACCAACGATATTAATAGCATGGTTACTACCATATACAGCAATGCCAAAAAACGGTTATCTTTTACGGACCCCGTACTGCTAGGCCTTGTAAATAAAGCGGAATCTGCTGGTGGAGATACCGGTAAACAGTTTGATTTTTTGATGGCTGAAATGATAGCCGCCCGTGAGAGAGGAGATTTAAATCAAAATTCTATTGAAGCATTTAAGGATGCTATCCGAGATGTGGCCTCTAAAACTAAGGCGATGAAAGCAGAACTAGGCGAAGAAACTATTTCTGTTGACAGAGCATTGGACATTCTTCTATCTGAATCAGTTTCTGACACAACCAGTGGTGCAGTGGGTAGCACAGTTGCTGGACAAACTGATGAAGCATTAGGTCAAGTTTCAACTGGTGCTGGTGAGGATTCGGCTGGTACTGGTGTCATCAATGACGCTGACATTAAAAAGGCAGTTGACTCTAAACAAAAAGTAGATGAATCTACTATGAATATTATGCGGGCAGATTTTCCTAATACTATTAAAGGTGCGTTAGATTTTATTAAGCAGGATATATTCAAGCAACAGAACGTAACTAATGAAAAGACAGGTCAGGTAACTAGTATACCAAAAGCTACCGAAAATGAAATTATAGCGGAGTCTGTGGGTATACACGATGAAGAATTTACTAATACCGTTCGTAATCTTCTTGATCCTAATGTTAGAAAAAACATAACAGAGGCTTTAGATTCTGGGGAGGTATTCAAGCAAGGTGAAGTTGGCATTGTTGTGGACAAGAATGCTCGTGACGCTGTAGTACAATCCTTGATTCAAGGAAACCCTACTCTAAGTTTAGAGGTTACTAATCATATTGTAAACGAAGTAATCCAAGAAAGAACACAAGTAGAGACAGAAAATTTAAAGAAAAATATTCCGTTAGTAAAAGATGCATTAGATAGAAAAAATTTCTTGAGTAATATTACTGGACAACTTATTCCATATAGGCGAGATCAAGCTATAGAGTATATAGCAACTATGCTTAACGTATCTCCTGAGAATGCAGATATGCTTATACAAAGAGCAATTGCACCCGCTGATGATATCAGCGCATTTGATGTGGAAGCGTTTGACATACCTACAGATACAAGTCAAAGGGATGATGTTTCGCCAGAGGAAAGGGATGCCCGTATCGCAGCGGCGTCAAAAGAAATCTCCGACAACCCTATAGCTAGGGCGCTAAAGGGCAATAGACCTTTGGTTGGCGAAGACGGCTTGTTGCTAGATGTAGGAGACGTTAACCTATCAAATGCACTAACAGACTTTTCTAAGCGTAGCAGTGATGGAGAAAAAAGAGAATCTCTCGTGTCTAAGCCTAACAAAAGAAGCGGTGTCAGTTCTATAGCTTTGGCAATGAAGTATGTAGATGGTACACTTACTGCAAAAGAGGCAAAGGAATTAAGAAAGCGAGTAGAGGGGCCAGACGGTGCAGATATTGCTATGGCTATTCAACGTATTCGTGAAAGACGAGAAGCAGAAAAAGAAGTTTCTGCGTATACCGATGCTGATATGGCATCTCAACCGCCTGCGCCGAAAGACAGTCTTAGCCCAAGTCAAGTGAAGGCACTACAAAAAAGAACAAGCAGGCAAGGTATAGCACGTGGTGGATTAATGAGGCGATAGATGAGCAGAATGTTTCAATACCTGCAAGCGCAAGGTAAAATAGTAGATACAGAAGACGCCCTATCAGAGACTGAAGAAATTCTTAGTACACCAGCGCCAAAGTCTTGGTCCGAAGCAAGGTCTGCTGGTTTGCTGGATAGTGCTGTTATAGCAGATAATACATTTGACAACTCTGTAAAGTCTTACGAAGCCCTTAAACGCAATCCTGCTGTGTTTGAAGCTGCCAAGAGATTCTTGTCAGAACGACATGGTATGACAAAAGTAAAAAACGAAGATGTGATTGATGAGTTTATCAGCCACTTCCGTTCGTTTGATGTAAACGAAATGACAACAGCAGGCGACTATAATTATGTATCGGCTGCGGCGGCTGATGCAACAAAAAGAAACGATGAAAAAGCTAAGATGCGTCTAGCAGATTACCGTTTGTTGTATCAAGCCTTTAGAGAGATGCCTAATTTCTACGAGGAAGGCGGTGCTGAGAATACTTTCACAGACTATGTGGAGGGGTTGCTCACAGCACCGTCTACTTATTTGGGTCTACTGCTTCCTGGTATTGGTAAGGGTGCTGGAGTTGCAAGTACGCAAGCCGCAAAAGCAGCAGTTGCTGGTACACTTCGTCAGGCATTTCAACCCCAACGTCTTGGCAGTCGTATGATTCAAGCAGCTGCATCTAATCCTATTCCGACAACTATTGCAGGTGAGGCGGCATTCGGTGCGCTACAGAATGTGGCAGCACAGAAGACAGAGATTGAAGCAGACCTGCGTAGAGAGTTTGACAATAGTGAACTGCTTGTAACATCTGTTGCCAGTGGTGTGCTACCTGCTGCAGCGGCAGTTGGTCTAGCGAAAGGACAGTTCTCACGATTTGCAGAACGTAATGTAGGCGATTTGCTAGATGATGCTGATAAGGCAGAACTTAAACTTATTGAAGAGGCAACAGAGGCGGCAGAAAAAACATTACGGGATACAGATAAAAAAATATTGGATGACACTAGAGAGGTGTTGCGTAGCCTTGACCCAGAGTCTATAAAAAAAGGTGACGTTGCGTCAGATAAGGTGCGTCAAGAGATTGAAACAGGCTATAGATTTAGAAGAGGTGAAGACCTACCTCCAACAGAAGTTGGCGTTGACTATGAAGACGTACCAGTATTTGATCTGATTATTGATCCAAGTAAAAAGAAACGTGTCTTCGCAATGACGGTAGAGATACTTGCTAAAGGCGGTGGACGCAAAGAAGGTGAACGGGTTACTGAAGCAATTGGACGTGTTCTACGTAGTGCGTCAGAAGACACCTTAAAGGATGCGTTTGATCTGGGTGATATATTTAAAAAATATAATCTTACAGCAGACGATTTTGCTAACATGTTTATGGCAGATGTGTCACATGCTGCTCGTACTCTACAGCAGGCAGGGGCAGTGCGTAAGATATTAGACGCTACACACGATGATATATTTGGTCTGAGTTCCCAAAGAAAAGGGGATTTGTATCAGGCTACTCGTGCGCTAGAACAGGAAGGTTCTGCTGGCGTAAATAGATTCCTTGAAAAAACTGACATGATGACAGATGACATGAGTGTCAGCGCACTTAAAAGATTACTTAATGGCGCAAGAGGTGTTGACAGTATGCGTCTTGCCTTTATGACATCACAGACTGGTACAACAGTACGTAACACAGTATCGGGTGTATCTCGTGTGGGTATTGATGTGCTAACAAAAGCTATGGACAGAGGTATATCTAAAGTCTTGCCTGGCCAAAAGTCTTTGTTACATAAAGCCAATGAAGATATCTTTGCTGTAATGTTTGGTATCACGAATAAAAAAGAAGCGATGGCAATTGAAGCTGTGTTCAAGTCGGGGTTTTCCACAAAAGCCAGTCAGATGTTTCGTGAGTTGCAGGACATAGTTAATACTACAGAGATGCCTAATAGTGTAAAGATGGGAAAGATGAGGGCAATCGGTGCAAACCTAAATGCATTAAACCAAGCATCTGATAATCTATTTAAACGGGCAGCATTTGTAGGTAGCTTGAAGCGTCAATTGAATGAATTGTTTACACGTGAAATTCGTGCAGGCAATAAGACAAAGGCCGATGCCGCCCAATATAACCTACGTGAAATTGTTCGCACTGGTCAGTTCAAAACAATTTTCGGTAAAAAAGAAGGGAAGGAAATGTTAGACAAAGCGGTAGAAGATGCTTTGTATTTTACATATCAGAAGACTCCAGACAGTCCAGTGGCACGTGCTTTGATTGATGGTATTCATAAAGCCCCATTCCTTACAACATCCCTTGTACCATTCCCACGATTTATTGCTAACGCAATGCGCTTCACATACGAGTACTCCCCGCTGTACCTTATGGACGCAGGGTTTGTACGTTTTGCTGCGAAGAATCAAGATAACTATGAGGAACTGGCAAAGGGTCTAGTAGGCACAGGCATGTTGATGGGTGCTATAGCATACCGTATGTCAGAACATGCTGGCGAAAACTGGTGGGAAGGAAAGAAAGCTGACGGTAGTACATACGACCTACGCCCATTCTTCCCTGCTGCACCTTTCTTATTTGTTGGTGATCTAGTAGCCCGTGCGCTAGACCAAGACATTGCTAATACGGTAGGATTTAAAGAACAGGATAGACCGCTGTACGGTGACAATAATGAATTAGCTGATGCTATTCAAGCATTGTCGGGTACTCAGTTTAAATCTGGTATGAGTTTATATGCACTTGATGCTATGTTTCGTGACGTTATGGCTGAAGATGATCCAGCCAAGTTGCAAAAGTTTTTAACAGCTTCTGCTGCAAACATCATCAATACATTTACAATTCCTATGACAATGTTACAGGATACTTATAATACCTTTGCCGCACCAGATGACGCACGTATTGTAAGAGATACAAAATCATCAGACATGTTGAGTTTTGGAATCAATCGTGCGTTAGCACGTATCCCAATGAACTACAAAATTGAAGAGTTTTTGGCAGAACACTTAGGTACTAGCCCGTCAGAAATATACCAATCACCAACTCGTGCAGAAGATTTGCGTAGGGTCACACCATTCTCGCGTCAGGTTTATGGTGCGCTGTATAATGAACGCAAGAATAGATTTGAAAAAGAACTAGCAGAAAATAAAATATCTCGTAGGATTATATATAAAAAGACAGGCGTACCAGAGGCAGATGCACTTATATCAGAATTTATGGGAGAGTATATTACGGATTATGTCGTGCCTGCAATAGAAGCTAGTGACACATATAAAAATAAAACAAGGGAAGAAAAGAAGGATTTTCTCAAGCAGGTCATACAAGAATATCGGAATGATATTATGGAACTTGTTGAGTACAATGCAAAGCAACCTGTATATAAGGAACGCTTTGGGTTTAATCCTATGGAAAAAGCAGGATGGAATAGAATACCAAAGATTGACAAAGAACGTGCCATGAAAGTGTATCACGAGAATCATGGAGTGCCAGAGGATGGTAACTATGACTACACCAAACTGCTTTATTACGCAAAATATTTAGCAAAGATGCGATCTTCTAAATTCTTTAACTAAAACAAAGGGGGCAATTAAGCCCCCTCTTTTTTTGTCCAATACTCTGCTGTCCACCAATTGTTATAGTCTTTTACACACCCGCACAAGTCGTTCGCTAACGCTGTACCGATAACATAAAGAAGCCACAAAATAAGACAAGAGTATATACTCCATTTAACGATTGTCTCCACTGCCAGAAAGAGTGCCACGACTTTTCCTGTCAGCAAGTTTCTGTATGTTGTTTTCCATGATGTGACCAAGATTCATTCCTAACTCATCTGCTAATACAGCACAGTACCAAAGAACGTCACCGACTTCATAGCCTATTTCAATTCGCTTTGCTGCGTATTCATCTGGTGCTGCGCCATCTCTAATAAACTTCTTTACCTTATTTGCTATCTCACCTGCTTCACCTGTGAGGCCAAGAGTTAGATACTCCATTGCCCTTTCTTTTGGGAAGATAGCTGTCTCACAGGCTTTAGATTGATATTCACTTGCTGTAATCATACTCTTTTGTTTCTCCTTCAGCCACTGTTTAAACTCTTGCTCCAAGTTCATTTATCTTCTCCAGGTTTTCGTAGTACGCGGCATTCCAGCCACGTTGCCACTCGCGATGTTGCATAGTGTTGTGATCCATGCCACTATCTGTATGATGGTATGCAGTACTCTTGCCCCTCTTTCTACCAACACATTTCTTAAACGCTTCGTAACCCCACTCGTACTGAATACGAAGTGGGGCATCGTATTTCTTCAGACCATTACGCCTCATCAGATGATTCACCTTCTGCCTGTTGTTGTGCTACTTGCTGTGCTTTCACCGTTGGTTCTACAAAGAACTTGTTAAGCATCTCCAACTTATCGTGGTAGTCTGCTACTTCAGCAAGTTCATCTTCAATTGCTGTACCAATGTCTTGATGCTCACCAATGCCTACAGGGTTGTTAAGCAATACCTCGATGTTTGCGAGGTGCTTGTTGATGTGACCCATAAGATGTGATTGTTGTGCATTAATCAACCGTTCTTTCATTTTGTTTCTCCTTATGTTTCTGTTTCAACTTCTGCCATTCTTGGTAAGAGGGATGACTACGTGGTGGATTAAATTGTATCCAGCCTTCACCCCTCTTCCATATCATATTAGAGTTTGTCTGTGTCTTCGTTGAAGGTGCCATCAGGCAGTGCCTTCTCTAATGTAGCCATATTACCTGAATCAATCTCTCCATGAACATTGATAGCACCATCGTTCCAATCATTCTTTGAGATTGTTAGATCATTGCAGTACGCATACAGAGAACTAAAGGCAGATGCGGCTGATGCTACATCCTTTGTGTATGTATCGAACTTAATCTTCATCTTTGTTTTCTCCTTTCATCCAACTATAATCTTCATTATATTTATCTACTGCTTTTGTAATTAGTGAAAGTATCCCCTCACTAATAAGTGCTTCCTTTGCTTCATTGTCGCACTCAAATGTTACAGTGGCAGAACCATCTTCGTGTTCCATTACTTCCTGTATAACAATTTTTCCTGTCATTGTCAACGCCTTTCTGTACTTTTATCGTTGTAAATAATGCAATGCCATTTTAACTCTTTCTATTGAATCGCCTAGTGTTCCTAAAGCAAGATTACAAGGAGAACACAGCCACCCCCTAAACACTTCAGTTTCATGGCAGTGGTCTAGCACTAGGCGATCTTGTTCTTTACCACAACACTCGCAATGTTTAGGCATTGGTGGTGCTGTTTTTCGTATTCTATTTACAGTTTTATTATGCTTACTTTGACAAGACTTGCATGATGTACTTCTACATTCCCTATCTCCTGTTGCTCGTCTGTACAATCTAAAAGATGTTCTGGGTTTTTTTAATCCACAATCTCTGCATAAAATACCATTCTCATCTTCTTGATGTTCTACTGCAAATAATTCGTACTGTAGCATCATGCTGCATCTAAGTCAACTACTTCACACACGCCAGCAGTACAAGCCAACTCGCGTCCACCTGATGTGGTATCTTCCTTCTCAAACTCCTGTAGTTTTGACCAGTCTACACTCTTTGGCATCTTTGCCAAGAACTCTTTGTATTGTTCTGCATCAATGTCCTGATAAGGTGCTTGCTTATACACATGGTCATCATGTGGCAAGAAACTAATACCAGATACCTCATCGAAGTTTTTATACACCCAAGCACCTACCTCAAACCACTCATGTTCTTTTACAGTAATGGTAACACTAGGTTTGTGTTCACACCAGTAACGCTGATACATTAACCACAACTCAAGTTGTTCAATAGCAGTCATATCTGTACGAGTTACAGCACGATCAGGCGACTTCATAGGAAAACTAAATACCGTTGTGCTGTCTGGCTTCATGTGATCTGGTTCAGCAGGAATACCAGTGCTAATCAGAAACTGTGTAATTGGGTCTTTGTTATCCCCTCGAACAGTCCTGATGTAGTAAGGGTTATGCCTTGCATGAATGCCTGATGCACTATCGACTAACTGACTGACTGTACCACTAGGCTTAACACAAGTAATGGCTGTTGATTGTGGAATACCAATCTGTTCAGCCAGTGCTGCATTAGTTTCGACAGCAACATCACGTAGACGTTCAAGTGTCTGACCAATATTAATACCTAAATGTGCCGACTTACCAGACAACAGTTCATTATCCATGATACCTGTAAGGGATACACCGAGCAAGCGTTCTTCCTCTGTGTTTTTCTTCCAGATATTACGAAGATATTTGAAGTCAGTCAGTGTTGATTGGAATGTACCAAGAATTGTAGCAAGGCGAACCTTCTCAGATAGAGTCTGTTGTGTATCTGATGCACGTGCTACAACCTCTGATAGATTGCAGAACTGATATGGGCGCAGGATAATTTCACTACATGGATTACACCCAAACTCATGTTCAGTATCACGCCGACCATTCTTCGATGCTTGCATTTTTGCCGATTGCCTGTTAAATATACCACGTTCACCTGACCTTGATTCATACAAAGCCAGCCATTCGCGCATGAATGTACCCATCTGTGGCTTCTCTTTGTAAGCAACACTGTTGTTAGCAAGCATACGCTGTCCTTCATACTTAAACCAATCACCTGCTTTTGCATGACGCATCTGGTCATCGTTAAGATTAGACAACGAAATCAATGCGCTACGGCGCACACCACCGACTACAACAACCTCGCCAATCTTACACATAATGTCGTGGCATTCGATTGGATACAGCCTACGTCCTGATGCCGCCTTAAACTTTTGAATGATAAACTCAAATAGTTCTTCCAGTGGTGCTGGGCCAGATGCCCGACCACCAAATGTTTTAAGACGTGCGCCCGCAGGACGAACTTCTGAAACATCCCATTTAGGAATTTGCCCAGCATACAACAGAGAGATAAGTTCACGTAGCGCTTTCGCCCAACCTGGACGGCTATCTCCGACCTTGATTACTGTATCGCTTTCTTCAAAGTGTTCATTTACAATAGGCAGTTTCTCAACGCAACTGCGTTCCACAGAAAAGCCTACGCCTGTTCCACACATGAGAATATACATTGTCTCGTCAAATGCACGTGGGCTATCTACAGGCACGTATGAGCAGTTATAGCCACCTACATGGCAACGATCTAGTGCTGGACCTGCAGTCATCAACGCCCTCATGCTAGGCATGATTTGCTGATTCAGTACAGCCTCTTCTAGTTCAGCCCGTAGTTCATCCGACAAGACATAGTTATGTTTGTCTGCAAGATGCTTTTCCATATAGTCAAAGTATCTGGATACAGTTTCAGTCCATGTCTCTCTACGTTGCTCATCTTCTTTCCACCTCGCGTAACGTGAGAGTGCAATAAAGTTTTGGTAGTCTGTTGGTAAATAGTTGTTCATAGTATATCACTCCATAATTGTTTTTATATTTCTAATGTTAGCACCCTCTACTTCATAAAAGTATTCTTCTAAACTATCCTGTATATCCTGCCCTACATTTTCATCAGCTGGTATAGGGTATTCTTCTGGGTCAATGTCAAGTGTAATGTATACTTTAACTCTTGTCATGTCGTTCCCCATAAGTTGCTAGACGATTCATATACCAATTAGCCTTTTTAATATCTTGATCGCCGTTCTTATATCTTTCTCGCCATGTGTACTTGATGTTGTTCCCCTTACAGTACCCACGAAATTCTTCAGGTGTTAGTGCTGCTTCAATAGCCTCAATGCATTCAATACCTGCGTGATTATAGTGAGGTGGATTGTTTACCATATCAGGACGTACTCCGTCAAGCCATTTATTATCTGACTGTTGTTCTGCCTGTTCAGTCTTGTCTTCAAAGACAACATCTTTCCACTGTCGCTTCATTTCTATTTCTTTCATTATCTTATTATAATCTGTCATCAAGCGCTACCTTTCGTGTCTGTGTTAAAGTTTATTGTTATTACGTTACCATCTACACCCTGCACAACAGGCTTGTCACTTCTTTCATCAAACTCGTATGAAAAATAATTCTCCACATAGTTAGCAACAAAGTCTCTGAAAGCCTCATCCTGTTCCATCAAAGGAATTGTTGATAGCATACACTTTACTACATACTCTAAGTCCTCATATAAAGCCCTTGGTATTTCATTATCCTGTGAACTAATGACAGAGAAACTAGCCTCTCCTGTAAACTCACCTTCATCAGTTTTAATTGGACTAACACGAATAAGAAAATCTTCTTCTGTAATCTTAACCACTTCTTTATCTTCTTCGTTTTCCTCTGTCATTTATTGCTCCTCTTCACTTTAGTTCCTGTAAATTTAATAAATTTCTGATGCCTATTTTTCCCCTTTTCCTTTAGCCATTCTTCAGGTATGATCCTATCATAATAACGAAAGCCATACTTTATGCACCACTCTGCGTATGTAGACTTAGCACCCTTGCGTAGCTTTCGTCTGCTGTTTTCAAAGACAAACCGAATATCTAATTTAGGATGCTGACGTTTGATTGCAAGGTGCTTTCTTCTGTCAGCCGCTGTAAACATTCCTTTTGTCTCAATGATTATACCATTGGACAGCACGAAGTCTGGAGTATATGTCCTGTAAGCAAGGTCTTCCCATTCAATCTTAATAGACTCGTAATCAAATTTTACTTTCAGGTCTGTAAGATATTCAGAAATCTTATGCTCAAGGCCACTACGAAATCCTAACTTACGTGCTGCCCTAAATCGTTTCGCATTATGCACTGCTGTATTCACTCGCTAGTTCAACGTACGAAACAATCTTTGGTTCCTTTGCCTGTGACTTCACTGCTGGCAACTCTTTCATGTTAGGCCAACATGCTTTGCGATAGTCACAGAACGAACACTCTTTGGCTAGGACTTTGTTACCAGTCGGCTTGCCTCTGAATGTTTCTTCTACAGGTTCAAAGCAACGCTGAAACTTATTGTCATCTACAGTCTTGACTGTTTGTACAATCTTCAACATTTCTTTTTCAGATTCAACATTAGTTGCTGGTACATATTTAAAGTTACCGTTTGCTTTATTAACTACCCACCAGCCACCTGGTTTTAAGCCAGTTGCTGTAGCATAGCCAACAAGTTGTCCGACATATCCGAAAGCATCTCCATCACGAAGAGTTTCAAATGACTCAAACTTGTTACGATAAGACCAATCAGATGCTGATTTAACATCATCAACAGCACCATCAATAACAAGGTCATATGTTCCATTAATGGTATGCTCTCCAATATCAAGAGATACATTTTCGGAATCACCATACTCTACTCCTGCTTCAGTTAATAAACCTTTGAACACTGCTTCAACGATGTCGCCAAGCATCATGTTCATTACGAATGTGGTTGGGCGAGGCAGGGCAGTCTCTGGTTTATTCTTCTCAAACCATAACTGGCAGGTTGGCCTACCAATATTTGACATGCGAAGTTTAAACTCTCTACTACCTGACTCACCAAACTGGCGAAGCACAGCCTGTCGGACATCTTCCGCAATCTGATTTGCAGTTTTTTCCGACATGGTAGACTTCCCATTGGAAGCCTTCTCCATGTAACTATGCAACGCCAGTTCAGCTGGATGGTTCATACTATTCTACCTCTTCAACATCAATGTCAACAAAAGATTCAGCGAGTTCTTTCTCTTCTTCTGTTGCTTTTTGTACGTTCTTCTGTTCCCATTCAGACAGAACCCAACGATTATGATTCTCAATCACAGCCTGAAAGTCGCGCAGTAGGCTTTGATCTTCATCAGTAATCTCGTGTGTTGTGTTAAGGTCTGCCTCACACACAGGAATGTAGTATGGGCCATTAGGTCCAGTTCGTTCTGCAGTGGATACAATTATGTCATGCATAATTGGAAGCCTACGATGCTGGGCAAACTTGGCTGTAACGTCTGCGAAATTTTTGAACCCTTCCTTTTGGCTAATGTCAAAAACAAAAGGCACGTTCTCAAGTTCTGCTGCATTACCTTTCTCATCCTTTGCATCAATAAACGTGACAGTACCATACGTAGAACGTGTACGTTTGATTGATCGGATCAGGTCTTGTTTATCCTTTGACAATGCATCAAAGTCCTTGATGTACCCAGAAGGTTTGCCACAGTTAAACCCACCATAGTTATCTTTAAGATCAATTTTAAGATTTTCTGACATAACTGTCTTGACATAGTTCTTTGCATTAGGGTCATACTTCTGGTACATAAATCGTTGCATGAACATACGCATCTTAATCTTCTCTGCGTATATAGTTTTACCCTCAACGTCTGCCATGAAGAATGATCCTGCAGATACTATATCTACATTCATCATCTTACCATTGACTTCTGCCTTACCCTTGATGGGCTGGCTATGAATTTTGATTCTTGCAAGTGTGCTTGCGTTGTCATTGGTATCAGATGACATGCCCAACATTTGGGCCACTGCTGCATAATTATTAGAATCAATTACTGTTAGTTCACTCATATGTATTTGCTCCTTTCATTGAAAATAGAACCGTAGTTGTATCACACTACGTCTTTTGTGTCAAGCCAATTATTACCTATTTTTGCCTCAAGTTCTAGTGGTACATTAAACACAATACCCCAACGCATTGTAATTAAACCTGGAAGGTCATCATTAGTTTTTTTAATTATGTCCAGTACAGATCGTTCCTCGAATGGGTGTACGTCAATTACAATACTGTCATGTACTGTGTTGACAACACACGATCTCATGCCGTGCAATAACTTTTCTATGTGAAGCAGGGCGATGGGAACAATGTCTGCTGTAGCAAACGACTGCACAGGATAATTCTTAATCTGCGTGAAGTTAGTTACACGACCACTCTCAAGACGCTGTACACCCTCAAACTTAAACTGCCTACCAGAAGGTGTAGTAATCATCTGTGTGCTTAAAGCCTCTTTAGCCAATCTGGAATGCCAAGCTGCGATGCCCTTGTATTTCTGCGTAAAGTGTTCGTAGTACGCTGCCTCTGCTTTTGTTCTGCCAAATCCGGTGGCACCGTATAATGGTGCGAAGGTGTGGGCTTTCGCAGTCTGCCTATCCGTAGGCTGACCAGCATCGGTAATAACTTTAGCGGTGTATGCATGTACATCAAATCCAGTAGATACTTCCTCAATTGCAACTCCATCCTGTGATAAAAATGCCGCCACTCTGAACTCTAGTTGAGCAAAGTCAGCCTCTAATATTTTGCCATCTATAAATCGTGATACAAACACTTTCTTTACAGGGAATGTCTGACCACGTGGCATGTTCTGCATGTTAGGGTCAGCACCTGACAGACGCCCCGTGGCAACCCTATGTTGTAATAGTCTTACATGTAACTTACCATCCTTCTTGGTGTGTATTCGTATGCCATCAACAAAAGATGACAAGTAGGTTTCAACAGCCGATAGCCTACGAATGTCACGCAGGAAATCAACAGCATCGTCCATACCCTTGCTATGTGCGGCCTTCTCTAGCATCTCAAGATTACCCTTGCTTGTGCTAAAGCCATTGGCACTAGCCCATTTAGCATTAGGTGGCATAAACTTTAAGCCAGCTACCTGCTCAGTAGGTTTGTATAGATAACCACTAGATGCACATGGTATACACTTATGTGGTTTAGCAAAGGGTGTTCCGTCCTTCTTTGTCTTACGAATGTATCCAGTACCATTACAATCACTACACTGTTCAGCATACGTTTTGTAAATACGTTCTGTCTCTCTTCTTATCAAATCCTTAAATGGTGCATCCTTCATGTAGGGATGTATAGCATTAGACCACACAGTCTTATCCTTAACCTTGCGACTGTAGATAACCCAAGACAATTGCTCTGGGCTATTGAGATTGATAGGCGTGTCACCCATGATACGCTGGATGTGTGTCTTCAAACTCTCATGCAACTCAGACTTTTCTTTTTCAAATTCCTGGCGTACCTCATCTAGTTTTGACAGGTCCACTGTAAATCCTCGCTGATAGATACGAGCAAGACTTACAGCAAACTGATTTGTTAGATCAACTGTGCCTCGCAAGCCAGCACTTTCTAAACTATTCAAACTCACCATCAACTTATCTGACAACTGCTGTGTTGCATGAAGGTCAGAAGATAGATAACCACACAACTCTGCATGAGGAATGTCACGAGTTGAATACCCCTTCTTGAAGTATTCTTTCAGTGTGTCCTGCTTCTTGGTGTCCAAGTCATATCGTTCAGCACATGCCTCAAGAGACAGTGGTTCTTTTATACCACGCTGTAATACATACTCTGCCAGCATTGTGTCAAATACAGGCCCATCATACGTAAAGCCTGATTCCCACAACCACAACAAGTCGTGTGCAGCATTGTGCATGATAAGCACAGTTGCTCTATCCAGCCAGTCTTGTACTATAGTGTGACCATTAGGGGTCTTATCGACCTCTTTATGATCCAAGGTAACGAGAACCTCTTCTCCTTGGTCACTCAGCATACCAATCATAGTCAGGGAGTTGTCTGGTTCAAAGGGATCAAGATGCATCTTGCCATCCCGATGTGTGACAGTATTCTCTACGTCAAGTGTTAGTTTCATAATTACACCTCATATCTGCCTATAGTATAGTTTAGTTCACAGTGTACTCTACCATGCCAGCCAGTCAGTTTGTTCTTGACTACGCACAGATGACGCTGTGTGTCTTCTTCGTCCTGCCCATCAACTACAGGGTTCTTAGCGATCAGCACCATGAGGTCTGCCTCTGCTGCCTTACCAGTTCGTGAACCTTCCATCATACTCTGGTTCAATATTGTCTTACCCTCTGCCTCTGCACTCAACTGTGACATATAGAATACAGCACAACCATATTGCTTGGCAATCATCCTAGCATAAATGGCATTAGCCTTGAGTGCTTCGTCAGGCCGTGAGTAGCCAGACATTGTAGCGAATTTATCGCCCATGTCAAGGACTAAAACATCAGGCTTGTACGATTTACACACACTCTCTACCCAAGACATGTCTCTGCCTGTAGAATCTTTGATACGAATCTTATCATACACAGGACGATACAGGTCACGTGCCTTTGCAGGATTTTGCTTAACATCCCACATGGTCAAGCCTGTGGCTGCAGTTAGATATCTTGCGGCAACACGATGGTAACTCTCTTCGTTACAGAGTACAATACAGTTTGCACCTTGTTCAGCAAACCCACCAGGACCAGCGATCAAACTTGCGTGGAAGGATGTCTTACCTGTGTTGGGTCTAGCACCAACCTCAATAAGATGTCCATCGTTGACACCAGAAACTTTGGTTGCAAGCGTTGGGATATTGAACGTCCATCGTGCTTCAAGATCATTCTTAGAGATGATAGTATCAATCGTAATGTCATCCCACTCAATGTTTAGGTTGGGTGTGAAGTCATCGTTGTATCTTTCAAGAATGCGCTGTAAGGGTTCTAGGCTGGACTTGTCGCCATTCACATAGTCAAACCCCAACTCTGATATCTCTGCCCCTACAACCTGCTGAAACAGGCGAGAAAGCACCTCTCCTGCTACATCATTACCTAGTGGGTCAGTGCGCTGGATACGATGGAAGATGTTGCTATATGCTTCTCGTTGCGCTGTAGTAATAGATGGATTACTTGATACAAACAAAGCCTGTACTTCCTCTGGGGTTACGCTTCGATTGTACTTATCCATTGCCATGTCAACAACCTTTTTAATCTTACGATTGTCACCACTGAATAGTTTGTCTGGGCATTTAGCCCCACGATTGTTGTCATAGAAGTCCTTGTTCATAAGGCTTCGTATCAATGCTAGTTCCATAAGTTCCATTATATTGCTCCTAGTTTGTTTAGTTTTTCTACGTCTGTCGGGTTGCGATACTTTAAGTCTTGTTCAAGGCGCAACACTTTTACTTGTGGCACATAACCACGCAATTGTTTACCAATCGAGATAGTCTTTGGTAATGCGTCAGGGTCTAAAGCAACGATAGCCGTTGAGAACCGTGTGAGATATTGCTTGTGTTCATCAAGCAGCGTAGTACCCAGCAATGCGACCCCGACAAATTTCTCATTGCCAACTACAGACGCACTCACACAGTCCTCAACAACCACGGCGACATCACCTTGACCACAGGTATAGGGGAGACTAGAAGACCCATACCTTCGCCATTTAGGGAGTCGCTTTGTCAACGCCCGACCAGTAGCGTCAACAATCTTGTTGTCATGTACGACAGGAAATACAATACGGTCTTCCTTTACATCATACATCAAGCCACACTCATCAATGTCAATACCCCACTCAGCACACCATTTAATTAGGTGTCTCTGATTACGATGGGCCACAACAAATGGTGGCAATACAAATTCTACTTCCTTTTCTTCCTGTTTCTTTTTCATCTGTCTGATATCACTAGGTGTCATACCAACACGTTTGCCACCACTGATACCACAAGATGCCTTGTAACAATTCCAAACTACATTACCACCAATATTAGAAATTGTAAAGGTTTTATATCCTCTACATGATGGACAATTAATTCGCTTAGATTCACCAATATACAATGTAGTCTCATTTATTATATCATTTAATGTATTATACATTGTATGTATCCTCATCTTTTGCGGCATCTAATGTGCTTTTACCATGCGCAGTTCGTTTTGTCAATGCATAATTTGCAGCATCGAATGTATTTTTTATGTAAGGCTTTACAGATTGTGGGTTAGCATGTCCTGTAACCGACATTATCTGTCCAATTCCAACACCTGCTTGGACCATTTCTGTAGTACCTGTGCGCCGTAAGTCCGACAGTCGGAGAGTGTCAGGCAACCCAGCGCTACGAATAAGTGTGCGTCCATGCTTGGACATTTTGTATATAGTATAGGGTTCATACTTACCCTGAATAGGATAAGGACGGGGGGCAACGTACTCCTGAAAGCCGAAGTCTTCGTGCTGCTGTTCCAGCATATCCATAAGATCGTCAGAGATAGGCAAATAAACCTCTGCCCTACGCTTGGATTGCAGGATATGCACACGCCTATGCTCAAAGTCTATGCTAGACCATTTGAGTAGGCGCATGTCACCCACACGCTGACACCATTCATATGCCATCTGTGCTATCAGCCCAAGGTTGCGTGTGTTAAAGTCGCTATATGCTGTGTCCAGTAGTTGGACGATGTGTTCTTTATCCCACAGGGTGGTTCGACTCTTAGGCTTACGCCTGCGAACAGCATTGAATGGGTTGTTGTTGACCATCTCCATACGCAAGCCATGATTGTACACGACTCGCGCAATAGCCATTGTCTTGTTAGCGAAGTGGATACCTCTATCGCACCATGTGTTGTATGCAAGTTTGCACATCTTAGTTGTCAATTGTTTGACATCTAGGCTACGAAAGATTCTTCCTTCAACTTTTGTATCTAAAACCTGGCCGATTAGATATTTATAATCTGCTTTAGTTTCATCTCTCAAGTCATTGTATTCATAGGAAGAATAGTAATCACTTACCATGTCGTTGAAAGTAGTCATAGCCCAAACGCCAACAAAATAATCATACCAATTACTGCAATAATAATGTCCATGTATTTTTCTCCTAATCGCAAGAATCCCAACGTGACATAACAGCAGTGAACCTACCAGTGTTAGGATCATGTGTCATGCGTATAACTCTAGTGTCATATCCAAGGGGGTGATATCTGTTTAGATACCACCTGATCTTTTCGGATAGATCGTCCTTAGATGTAGCAACAAGTGTCTCCTCTAAGTTTCTAGGCATCGTCATAACTCAGGTCAAACTCATACTGAAGTGCAGCCATAGCCCTCTTCAAATCTCTTGGAACATCTGCGCTACATATTTCATAACATTCAGAGAAGTCAATATCAAATGCGAGCAATGCTTTGAACGCATCATTTACTGCCTTCCATTGTTCAGGCCGCATCTCTGAAATCGCTACTGCAATTTCCTGCTTACGTCTTTGCTGTTCTTTTTCCCATGCTTTCAATTCTTTACTCATGTTTTCAAGTCCTCCAATAATTTCTCAACACGACTTTCTAGCACACTGATTGCAGTGTGTATGTGTCCAGTATCGTGGGGTTGCAGTTGCTCTCTTAGGAAATCAATCTCATCCATCAATACAGATGCGTGTTGCATAAGATGCTTCCTATCTATAAAAGGTTTGTACTCAGACATTGATTGCTCCTTTCATCCAGCCAGGCATATCCCGACCATTGTTGTACCTTGCAAACTTAGATTTGTCTGCAATGTAAAAGTTACGATATGGTGTAATAGGCCAATGTTCTTTTGTCTTCAGGTGATCCATTCCACTAAAACATTGAGGGTGCTTTGTTACATGATTGATAGCATGTGCTGGAACAAAGTCTCTACCCTTGGCTAGTGCTAGGAAATGTTTACCTGCTCCATGTTTCTTACTGTAGCGATAGGTATATTCTTTGAGCATTGCTGAGTATAGATTGAACGCATATGTGTAGTTTGCACGACTCTCCATAGCCCACAGAGTACATGGATGATTTTGATGTACAGGTCTGTATAGATCATGTTCCTCTGCATACTCTGGTGCATGATGCCACAGCGCAGTGCATAACATCTGCGCCTCTTCCAATGGCATCTTGACAATGTGTTGATCGCATAACTGTTGGGCTATTGCGATAGGGTGGTGGTCAATTAAAAACCGATTCATTAGGCACACTCCTTTGCTTCTTCTGCCCACTCTTGAAGTTGTCGAGTGATATCAAATACCTCATCTAATTCTGGCGACACTTGCTCTTCGTCAATGTTAAAGGATGCATCTAGGTATTGTTCATCTTCACTTGAGTAGTGCCACTCGCCAGCAAAGGCACAACCATACTCGACATAGTATGCCTCGACATCAAAGCCCTGCTCCATGAGTGCTTCATAGATAGGAATGGGGGGCGACCATGCAGTGTCAAAGGTGAATGTTACATTGTTATCATCACCATGTGACCAATCCATGTGACATGCATCCCACTTAGTTCCCCAATTATCAATCGACCAGTCATACCAATTTGGTATGCCTTTGCGTTCACACTCTTCACGTTCCTCGTTACCAAGTGCGCCGCGAAAAGTATTGTCTGGCATAGGTTTGATGTACTTAAACAAGTCACCGTTCTCGTCTGCACGAACCTGCGCCATGAGGTTATCAAGTACGTCAGCATCCTTGTGCCATATCGTCAGTCTGTTCTCACACCAATTTGGCATAGTTAAGTCTCCTCTACTGGTTGTTTACTACTGAATCGTCATAGTGATAGAACATATCCTTTACTTTGTCAATGTCTATCTTAAACCATTCGTTGCGCCGTTCATCTGAATACTGCTCTAACGTACGGTGCATCAGGGTTTCAGCCTTGCGCTTGTCTTTCGTCTCAAAGGTACAGACAATCTCGTAGTCGCGGAATGGTGAGGATGTCTGGTATCCATTGAGTCTATCTTCTGCAATAGAAGCGCTACCAATCTTTACCCATTCAGGCCAAGCCGGATTGATGATGGCATATACATACCCCTGTGGCACACTATTGATTTCTTTGTGTGACCACGCATCATCCAAACTTTTGAAATTTCCTGGCTTATGGAGTGGGTGTGACTTGGGAATGTACTTACCGTTGACAAACATTCGCGTCCGATTTTTTCGGGCATGACTTTCGAGTCGTTCACGATATTTGAATCCTGTTGTGTCAGGACTCACATACCACCATTCACCGTCCTCAAAGACTACGTTGTTTGATTTGACATAGTATTGGTCAATCTTCTGTGTCATAGTTAATCTCCTCTTCATAATCGTTAGTGTCAATGTTCTCATCTGTTAGGCCCATGACGCTGGTGTCCAGCCAATCATGGTCAAACATAAGTTTCTTCAGTCCTTCTTTCATAAGTTCTTGCATAGGTTAGTCCATCCTTGTAATAAAGTAGCCGTCATCAGTAGGCAAGGCAGTGATAGCATAGGGATAGAAGTATACTGTACCATCCTTTGTCTCCATCTTGCCTACATATTCTAGGTCATCGTCTTCATCATAGTTACTTTTGTATGACCCATTCTCTTGTACTTCGCCGCCGAAACGATACAACTCCCCAAAGCCATAGCGTTCTGTCATGTACTGAACAAGGTCTGTCTCACCTAGCAGGTTGTATTCAACAACCCAATGAGGTAACAAGCCAAGTGATTCAGCGAGATGTTCCTTCGGTGCGTCATAGTGTGTTGTGTTAAGTGTTAGCATGTGATTGTCTCCTTCATTCCATTAAAGATATGTGATATTACATCAACTGTCCAGCCGTTGCCAAGCATTTTGTAGCGTTGGGTATTGCTGACATGATTGGTGTAACCTTCTGGTACAGTTTGCAATCTCTCGCATTCAAGTGGAGTAAGTTTGCGCCATGTGGTATCACTTGTTAGTGTCTTGGGTTCACGATGTCCTCCACCCATTGTTGTCAGGCAGGGTGCTTTACCATCAGGATGATACACTCGCTTGACTGTCTGATTGCCACTGATATCTGCATCACCGACATGGCACAAGCCATCCTTGCTGAACACAAGTTGCCTACGATGTTTCTCAAAGTATGACTTGAGATTGCCACCCTTGAAATAGTTTGCGTCCAAGCAATGTGACTTGTCACGATCCACAAAACCATCCTCAAGAATGTCACGCAGTTTGATGCCCTTATCATCTGGCAATCCATCCATCGGAATGTTTGTCCAGTAATAGCGTTGCCGATTTTGTGCAGACACTAGGCTACTGTTGATAAAGATTGGTTCGACACCTAATGCCTCAGTGATGACATCCATCGACTGCTGTTTCATCTTGACATTCTCAAGCAAGAAATATTTGGGCTTGCACTCTTTGAGTAAGCGCACAAATTCCCAGAATAATTTACTGCGTGGATCATCAAAGTTCAATTGCTTGCCAGCAAATGAGAACCCTTGGCATGGACTGCCACCAATCAATAGGTCAATTTGTGGCAGGTCATTGGCTGACACATCACGCACATCACCTAGATGTACCATGTCAGGATAGTTAGCCTTTGCCACTTTGATAGCGTATTTATCTATTTCTGCCGCGAAATATTTGTCAACCTGAAATCCAGATTTCTGTAGTGCAATCTGTCCACAGGACATACCGTCAAATAAACTAAGCACATTCATAGCGCATTGCCTCCAACTCAAGTTCATATTCAATCACTCTTGACCAATCATCGTCAGATAGACTGTCTTTCTGTTTGTCTGTCAATAGATGATGGACGTTGTACAGATCAACGATATCCCCATTGGGATACCGTTTCATGTTTTTGAAATCTTGCTGTCGCATTATGCAATATCCTTTGCAAACCAACGCTTGGCTGTCATGTCATTGATGACATACTTTGTGCCACTGCTCATGTCTTGCACAATCCATGGGTTCTTTCTGGCACGTGTCTTGTACCCAACCAACGTGAAAGTCTTGCCTTGCTGGTTGGCAATCTTGGTTGTGTCAAGCCCAATGATGTTGGCAAAAGTTTCTAAGTCGCGTTCTTCTACTGACCCAGCCCCCTGCTCACGTACCTCTACCTTGAAGGTAACTTGTGTGTCATCAAATGATGCATTCCCTGCGTGTATCTCATAGCCATCAATGCCATGCTCCGCAAAGATTGCGTTCAGTTTTTCACGTAGTGCTTTTGCTGTTGCTTTGTTCATGGTCTAGTACCCCATTCTCTGTCGTTGCTGTTTGTCCTGTCGCTGTTGCTTACGCAATGCTGACACAGGCTTTCTCTGTTTATTCGTAATCGCCTTGACCTTTACTGGTTTGCGATAGGTGATGATCTTTTTCGACATCTTTTTTATCCCTCTTCCTATCATACCTTTTTTTATTAGGTATAACACTTGCCCTGCGTTTGGACAAGGCAAGCGCCTTGGCTACTGGATTGATGCGCGATATCTTACGCAATGTTCTGGCGTGGGCAGAATTGACCACCCTTGTATTCTTTGCCATTGATTACAGTACCGCCTTGATCGACACGCGATACAGCAAGTAGTGACTTGGTTGCTCGTTTGCTCAACATAGTACCCTTGCGTCCATACCGATTGGTAGTGCGTCTGGCTTGCAGATTTTCCACACCTACATGGTTGCGTGTGATACCTGATACTTTCTTAGTGAATACAGTCTTAAACATGGTTTTAGTCTCCTCATACTGGTTAGAGTGTGGTGTTTGTAAGTTCTATTTCATATCCTAACTTGTCACGAATGTCAAGCACCTGATACCTATAGAATGTCTTGCGTCCACACAAATCCGCAAGAAACCTGGATTTTTCACACTTTGGGTAGAACCTAATCTCACCCCAATTTTCTTTGCGTTCAAACTTTAACGTCATTTTATTCCCCTTGTCTGAGTTTTTCAATCTCTTCTTCGATTTCTTCTATCTTCATAGCAAAGAAACCCTCCAATGACTGTGCTTCCATGTATAAGCCATGGCGTTGCTCTTCTGATATCCAATCCTCAGACATCTCTAAAAGATTATACATGCCCAATATTTTACCGTTGAGGTGGGATACTTTTTGCCTGAGTTTTACAATCTCAACAAGATTGCTTGTTTGCTTATTCATTACCATTTGTCACCTCACTTGATGTTGTGTATTCTGCGCCATGTCACCCATGTGATGGCTTGCAATTCAAACGCTTTAAGCGCACGCCCATTAACCCTTGTGCGTTTCGCGGCCTGAACATACTCTGCCTGTAGTGTACGGTATTCCCTTACACCAATGTTGGTCTTGTCATCTGTCAAGCCCACACGTTCACCGTATGCAATATTACGTGCGTGACCGTCAATTGTGCATGTGTCGTCACCCATGATGTTACGATAGAATGAGATAATTTTTTGCCCATTCAATATAGTAATCACGCCATCATGGTCAGGCATTGCCTCAAGTATTGACCATGCTTTTTCTTTCATTTTGTGGTAGGTACATACCTTCACACTGTCGATACCATCCCCATTTACACAGGCATGGATTAAGTCTTTTGCATTTTGAATATTGCGTTCCCACTTGTTGTTTGGCGATAGACTTGCTACCACACCAACGACAACATGCAATGGAACACATGTGTCAAGCGCAATTCGGGTACAGTCTCGCAATGCGTCAGCATACCACACAATACCGTCACGCTTTTCTTCTGGTGTTGCCATCTTATATATGGCAAGAATATTTTCAACACTCATTGTGTCACCCCTTGGTCTAGTTATAGATTAAGAAATGGGGGTTTTGTGCATGGCATACACTACCGCTGCCGATAGTTACACTCTACCCCCGTCTTGGCACTCTCCGACCTACTGGATACCCTCTCGCTTCGACCTCACCTTATGGCTAACTAGGCGCATAGGCGTTACAGTAGGTCAGGTAATTAGGCGCACTTCTGGTGCATTATGGTCTGTACCACCCACAAGGATTTCATGTGTCCACTTGCCATCGTTCTATGCCTACACTTTTTGGGTGCTTTTGGGGCTTTTGCTGGTGATGGATACCTAGCATTTTTTGAATGTCTGGTTTTTTGGTCCTTTCGTTTTGTTTCAGTCTCTAAATCCTAATTCGCTTTATTCGGTTAGTCAATTCTTTTTTTATTCCCTTGTCGAAACTGTATCAATTTGCCGTGGCGTTTAGATATTCAGTTTCTAGATGCTTTTGGCTTTATCGGTATCAGATAATTTTTGTAAGACTCTAATCTGTCTTGCCGTTCATCTTGGTTAAATCCTATCATGAAGAAAAAAACAAAGTAAAGAAAAAAGATTTGTAATGTTTTCAATAAGTTAAGATGGTATGCCTGGTTAAGTTTTTGTTTTTATTGATAAAATTATTTTTAAGAAAAATTTTTTATTTTTTATATATAAAGTATAAAGGGATTTGTTCATGGTGTGTTCTTAAATGTTAGGCGTCACTAAATTGTTGGGGTATGGCTAAGATTATATGCATCGCCGTTATAGTTTTGTGTTGCCTTTCATTATTCGATGCATCTATTGACTATGGTATGGCGTCAATTCATAGGATATCCATTGACTATCCACCACCAACCCCTTGAAAATGCTGCTTTTTTTATAGAATGCTCGCGCAATTCCACCATGCGCTGGCGCGAATAAGATAAAAAGTGTCGCAATCAGGCGCAAATCGCGCGGATCAAAGGTGGCGGGCAGGGGCCACACCCCGGGTATACGTACGTATATATGGAGAAATACACAGATTGGGAAAATTAAGTGTTAACCACAAAGGCAACTCATACACAACCTATGCACAAGTATTGTGCAACAGTGCCTAAAAAATAGGCAACTTATGATAATTGCTGCGACATATGCAGTTTATGCTTGACACGATTTTCGGGGTATGGTATAACATATATAAAATAAAACATTAGATGTTCTACATTAAATAAAGAAACATAGATGTAAGAACATTAGATGTTAAAGACATTAAATGAAAACATTAAATATAGATAAACTTGTTAAAGACATTTAATGTTACATCCAATATACCCCATATGGACTAAATTCCGTATTTCCAAAAAAGTAGTTGACAATGGCGAAAAAATCTGTAAAACTATATACAGACGATGTTCTTGAAGCATTCTATGAAGCAATTAGAACGAACACATTAGATAGATTACACATACCTCATAGCGATGTATTTTATGTACGTAAGGCAGTAGAAGCCCATTATGGCCGCCCTTTCACATTAGAACACGTAGAGTGGGCAATGCGTATGGAAGGGTGGACAGACGATGCTGACAGCAATGGTACTGGTGTGCAGTCTGATGACACGGGATGACTGTGTACAGTTTACAGACAATAGAGGCCCGTACAAAACCGAAGAAGAATGTCTAGTCCGTGTTGAAGAGATGGTGGCAAGTATTACACCGACTCTCCCACGTGTTCCTGTACAATTTATGTGGAAGTGTGAAGAACTAAAAAAAGGTTCATCCGTATGACTATTGAATATCGCGGTACAAAGTTTCCAGGTTATAACAAACCGATTAAGTCAAACCGTGAAGGTAAGAAGATGATGGTTCTTGCCAAAGACGGTGATAAAGTTAAGTTGATACATTTTGGTGCTACAGGCTATGGTCACAACTATAGTGCTGCGGCGCGTAAGTCGTTTCGTGCTAGGCACAACTGTGATACAGCGAATGACAAGTTGACTGCTCGCTATTGGGCATGTCGGCATTTATGGAAAGGTCCGGGTGGCAGTACAAAGTCTAGCCCGAAGTCACGCAAAGGAAAATACTAATGGCTAAAAACAAGAAAGAGCAAATTGGGCAACTATACGAGAAAGCTAGATTCTTTATTGATGGTGCTATTGAAATGGGTGATCTGACACGGGATCAAGCAAGGAAAGATTTTGGTGCTAATATTTTCAACAAAGAGTCTGTTGTAAACGATGCACTTAGAGAAGGTGTATCTATTTCTGAAGCACGTGAAGCTGTGCAAGAAATTATTGATGGTGCTAAAGAAGTTTATGCAGAAAAAGAAGCGCAACAAAAAGCCAAACTTGCAGCACGTAAGGGCGCACAAGATATGCGAGTAGGCGGTATGGTAAAGTCTACCGTTGATCGGAGAAAGAGTCGTGGCTAAGAACAAGAAAGACGATATGGTAACTGTTGTGTCAATCGGTGTTAGTTCTATGCCAAAGGACAAGATTAAAAAGATGAAGAAGGGCATGATGCGCGGTGGTGTTGCCAATGGTAAAGAGCATATGTATGCTGCTGGTGGCAGTGTTACTGACAAGTTGCCAAACACAGGCTTGCGTAAATTGGCCTCCACATCTAAAGGACGGGATGCTGTACGTAACATGGGATTTGACGTATAGCGGTGCATCCTGTAGAAAAAGATATACGTAATTGGTCTAAAAACTTTCTTGAAATACCTAACGACAAGTTAAATGGACTACCACCTTGCCCCTATGCTAAACAGGCATGGGCTGATGACAAGGTTACTTTTAGCATCAACACTGGCATAGATGGACTGGTACAGTCTGTGCGTGACTTTGATAAACATGACTATGACATAGTTGTGTGGGCTAGTGAAGCCTTACCCGACATGGAATATCTGGATGGTTTCTGTGACGGTGTTAACGAAGCAATGTCAGTGTCAGGTACTGACTTACACTTAATGGTATTTCATCCAGACTATGATGCTGAGAAGGCTGGTCTGGACTTTCTCATTGAAGATGGGGTAGTTGATAATTCCTTGACATACTGCATGGTATTTGTGCAGAGACTATCTGTATTGGACGATGCAGCATTGAGTTTAGAAAAGAGTGGCTACTACTTAAAGTTTCCCGTAGAAGTATTTCACTCATTAGTTATAGACAGACGGAGATTGAGAAATGAAGGGCAAGACAAAAGTAGCAGCGAAGAAAATGATGCGTGGAGGAGTTGCCAAGAAGCGAATGCGCGGCGGTGGCATGGCTAAGATGGCTGCTAAAAAGAAAATGATGATGCGTGGTGGCATGGCTAAGAAGAAGAAATAATGGCAAAGCAATACGCCAATAGTTTTATGAAAAAGAAGCGCATTAGGCGTCCGGGTGTTCACAAGAAAAATGTGAATAAGCGGAACAAGCCTAAAGCATATTTTGGATAGACAATGAGTATAACAAGCTACCCACAATTGATTGGAATGGGTGGGGGTGTTGGTTACTACCCCTACTTTGTACAGGTATCCCGTGGTCTTGTAAATGGTCACAAACGCATATTCAAGTTTGGTCACAATTCTGTAATTCAAGACGTAGAAGAAACCATTTGGGATGGTGGTGGTATATACACTTACCCATCTAGTGCTGTGGCTATGACAGTGACTAGCGGTGCAGGTGCTACGGATAATGGTGTGCAGGTAAATGTAGGTGGTCTGGATGCTGATTATAATGAAGTCAACGAGACTGTCACACTGGCTGGTAGTGGTACGGCTACAACAACCCAAACATTCCTGCGGGTTAATCGCTGTTTCATAGCGGGGTCTACTGCTCCCACTGATGACGTAACTGTAGCCAACGGCGGCACTACTTATGCACAGATTACCAATGGTGAAAATCAAACCCTGATGACAGTGTGGACTGTACCTGCTGGATATACGGCATATCTACTAGCATTAGATGCTACTGCGTTTACAGAACAGAACAACAAGGTCGCTACGTTGCGCTATCTTACACGAGAACTTAACGGCGTGTTTCGTGTTAAAAATAAGTTTGATTTGTTTCAGGCGGCGTTTCACCAAAACTACATTACGCCTGAACCTATTTCAGAAAAGACAGACATTGAGTTTCGCGCTGTAGCCACTAGTTCGAATGCAGACTTACGTGTAGCTGCTTCAATGGACATCCTTTACATAGAGAACTAATATGGAAACAAAGAACCGCACCGTTGGACTTGAACTGACCACAAGTAATGCAGACATCTACACTGTTCCATCAAACTATGAAGCAGAGGTAGATAATATATACATTAATAATGCTAGTTCTTCTAACGTGACATTTAGTTTAGATTGGTATGATAACCAAAGTGCTACATATTATACCCTTGCTGAAAATGTTGAATTGCTAGGTAATTCACTGCTTCAGATTAACGATGACCCATTATGGTTGTTTAAGGGTGACAAATTGCGTGGCCTTGCCAGCGTAGGCAGTGCCGTAACTGTTACTGTAAAACTTAAAGAATCATATATGCCTCAACGGAGTTAAAGGAGATGCCGCTTACACCTAAAGGAAAAAAGATTAAATCTGCTATGACCAAGCAATATGGGGAGAAAAAAGGTGAGAGAGTTTTCTACGGGGCAGCACAAAGAGGCACGATTAGCGGCGTGGAGAAGGAACAAAAAGAATACAAGAAAGGTGGCAGCGTTAGAAAAACTAGCAAATCGAAGGTCACTAAAAAGAAGAGCAAGAGTAGAGTTAATGAAGCTGGCAACTACACTAAGCCAGCATTGAGAAAAAGATTATTTGAAAAGATTAAAGCTGGCAGCAAAGGTGGTAAACCAGGTCAGTGGTCAGCACGTAAGGCACAGATGCTGGCAAGAGAATATAAAGCAGCAGGCGGTGGATATAAATAATGGAAAAGCAAATCGTTGGTGGTTTGATGGCATTGCTTATGGCATTGGCTGCATGGAATATGAAAACTGTAAATGAACTTCAACTTGAAATGAGAGAAGTTATGATAGGACATGCCACTGCAAAAGATATAGAAGAACTACGTCAAGATGTCCTGCGTCTGCAGTGGGTTTTACACGACAAGGCTGTAGATAAATGATATGGAACACGTGTTCCTACTTCTGGTTTATTTAGGTACAGGAGATTTCAGAAGGCCAGCTAGTCAAGATATGTATTTCTGGAATATAGACAGATGTAATTATTTTGCTAAACAAATAACACAAAGGTATGGTAATTATCAATATAGAGATTTTGTAGACCCAAAAGACCGGGTGACAGCTTACTGTGTACCCAAATACGTTAACCCCGACAACGTAAGGATATACTAAATGGACCCGATTACTGCGATGGCGACCGCATCTGCAGCGTTCAATACTATTAAACAAGGCTTTCAAGTAGGCCGTGACATAGAGCAGATGGCGTCAGACTTAGGACGCTGGATGGGCGCACTGTCTGATTTGGAACAGGCAGAGAAAGAAGCAAAGAACCCACCAATATTTAAAAAACTGTTTGCAGGTTCGTCTGTCGAACAAGAGGCTATGGAAGCCTTTGCTGCAAAGACTAAAGCAGAAAAGCAAAGAGAAGAATTAAAGACGTGGATACAGTATACGATGGGTCAGTCCAAATGGGATGAACTCATTCGTATGGAAGCCGATATAAGAAAACAAAGGCAGGAAACTTTGTATCGCCAACGGGAACGTAGGCAGAAGTTTGTAGAGATTGTTGTAATAATACTATCTAGTATGATAGCAGTGGGTATATTAGGTGGTCTTGTCTATTGGGGAATGGCACGTAGGGGAATGGTGTAATGGCACTTGCAAAGTCACAACGAAGCCTGAAAAGATGGACAAAGCAGAAATGGCGTACTAAGTCAGGTGAACCATCTGGTAAAACAGGCGAGAGGTATTTGCCTGAGAAAGCCATTAAAGCATTAAGCCCAGCAGAGTATGCAGCAACAACAAAAGCAAAGCGGGAAGGTACACGTGCAGGAAAACAGTTTGTACGACAGCCAAAATCAATTGCAAAGAAGACTGCAAGATTTCGCAGAGGATCGTAACATAAAGTTGTTACGTGAAGAGATGCCAGATTGGGAAGACAGACTGGAATATCTCAAATACATTATAGAGGATCGTTATGCTCAATTTGCTAATAGGACCAGTCGCTGAACTGGCAGGAACTTGGATCAATGGAAAAGTTGAAAAGTCTAAAGCAGAAACTTCTGCAAAGGTGGCAAAAGCTAAAGCAGAAGCTGTCATCATGGAAAAGAAAGCTACTGGAGAAATTGACTGGGATTTGGAAATGGCTAAAGGCAGTCAGTCTTCGTGGAAAGACGAGTGGCTTACGGTACTGTTCAGCATTCCTCTCATTCTTGCGTTCATTCCAGGTATGGAAGAAGTAGTAAAGAATGGATTCGCCCAACTGGAAGC